GGCAGCCGTTGGCGGGACTCCACTACACCCCGTTGAGACGGCCGAATGGCTCACGTAACGAGCCTGCATCGGAGGTCGGCTTGCTTGATAGCCCGGCCGGCAAGTTCCCAGATCGCGGTGCAAGGTCCGCGTCCAGGCCGACCCCCGATGCAGTGTTGCGCAGGCTTCTGCGCGGTGTACTAGGTACAACTGGCCAGTGGCAGCAATGCCCTGAAATGAGCCGCCGGATGGCTCCAGTTCCAAGCCGGCAGCCGGGTAGCGCCGGCCACTGCATCACCCCTTTCATCGCCCATCCGGGCAACCCCACACATCACTGATCGCTGCGCAGGACGCGGCATGGAGAGCTTATGGCTTTTGCCAGTGCGGTTTACGTACTAGCCCTTTGCGCGGCGAACTTTCTCGTCTTTGTCTTTGGCCCGTGGTGGTCGATCGTTAATTCCTTTCTGCTGATCGGCCTGGACTTTGTTCTGCGTGATCATCTGCACGAGCGTATCGGGCTGCTGCGCGTCACCGGCTTGGCAGTCCTTGCCGGCGTCATCAGCTACGCAATCAACCCAGCCGGCGGCACTATCGCGATCGCTTCCAGCGTTTCGTTCGTCCTCGCGGCTCTTGTGGACGGCGCGGTGTACCAGGCGCTGATGCGCAAGCCTTGGCCGATCAAGTCGAACGCAAGCAACACCGCTGCTGCGGCAATCGACTCAACGATATTTCCGCTCATCGCGTTCGGCGCGCTGATGCCCCACATCGTGCTCGGCCAGTTTATGGCGAAGGTAATCGGCGGCGGGGTCTGGTCGTGGCTGCTGTCGCAACGGAGGGCTTTGGCATGATCCATTACCACGGCACCCCAATAGGCGGTAACAGGCAGGACGGGGCGCGCTTCCTGGCTGGCCGGCACGCGCTTGTCCCATTCCCGCGACGCGATGACATGGGCATCGTTGCTGATGTGTGCCAGTCCTTCGTGTTCGATAACGGCGCCTTCACGGTATGGAAGCAGGGCGGCCAGCTCGACGTCGAAGGCTATGTGCAATGGGTGGATGAATGGCATCGACACCCTGGTTTTGATTGGGCACTGATCCCTGACGTGATCGACGGAGACGAGGCGGCAAATGACCGGCTTCTCGAAGAATGGCCCAGCCACCTGCCAGGCGTTCCTGTTTGGCACTTGCACGAATCAATCGAGCGTCTGCAACGGCTAGCGGAGAAATGGAGAACTGTGGCACTTGGCAGTTCAGGACAATGGGCAAGCCCTGGCACAGATTCATGGTGGAAGCGGATCGGCGATGCCATGAACGCCATCTGCGACGACCAGGGGCGGCCAGCGTGCCGGCTACACGGGCTGCGAATGCTGGACCCTGCAATCTTCTCCCGCCTTCCCTTCGCATCGGCTGACTCAACTAACGCAGCAGTGAACGGCGGCAGCGTCGGACGCTTTGGCATGTACGTCCCGCCAACCGCAGGGCAGCGCGCCGAGGTCATCGCGTCCCGCATTGAGTCGCACAACAGCGCAGCCGTCTGGCAGCGCGAAGCACAGCTAGAAATGGCTGTTTAGACAAATCACCGCCCATCCGGGCAACCGAGGTATCCACCATGAAGCACTACGGACCCACAGGGCGCCGCGAACAGCCGTGCCCGGATGACAGCGTTTCCGGCGAAGAGCAGGTGCACGAAGCCCTCGACGCATACCACCCCGACACCCTCGCAGCCTACGCCGCATTCGCCTCCGACAAGCTGGATCTGCCGATTGAACTGGTCGCCTCGCTTGTCCCCGGACTGGTCGGGCATCAGCGCTGGGAGAGCCACCGGAACCTGATCGGGCAGTTCAACCCCGATCTGGCCGAATACCTCGGCGAACTGGCCCTCGCCATCGACAAGCAGCAAGCGGCATTCATCGAACACCACGCGGCGCAGTTGCGCAGCAAGGCAGAGCAGATCGCTCGGGAGGCGGCATGAGCAAGGAAGTGAAGCGGTACGACGCGACCAGATACGAAGCCCTGCGGGATGCGGCCAAGAAGGCAACTCCCGGCCCATGGCGCATGGAAGATGACGAAGACAGTGCTGCCGGTGCGATGTACATCAGGCAGGACACGCCTGACTGGCGGGAACCAATTGCTCGCCTCTACGGATGGCACGACCAGAACTATCTGGAAGTGGCCGACCCAACAACGATCCTCGAGCTGCTAGCCGAGCGCGACGCCCTTCTCGCTGAGCGGGATGCGCTCCTGCGCCAAGTCGACACGCTGACCGAGTGGTATTCGAACAGCCTGGACGTTATCAACGATATCACCGCCGCGCTTCCTGGCACGCAGTACATGGACCCGCCAGACGGCGGAGACGTATCGGTGCCTGAGCAGGTGCGGCGTATGGCGAAGGATGCCGAGCGAACGCGCATGCGAGTCAAGGAGCTTGATCTGCTGTTCGGCCGCTACCTGCTAGCCATGAAGGCCGCAGTCATCGACGCAGATCAGCGAGGCGACGAAGAAGGGATGCGGTGGATTTATAACAGTCTGGCAGGCCCCGGCGAACTGCCAGCAGAGGACGAGATCGACGCACAAGCGTTCTTCGACCGTGAAATCAAGTCGATCAACGACGGCATGGCTGAGGTAATGGCCTATCACCGCGCCGCCCTGCAAGGAGCCCAGCCATGACCTGGTATGCGACTGCGTGGAGTCACATGGAAACGGTGCGAACTGGCCGCGCCGATGCAGAGCCGGCCGCAATAGCAAAGGCCATTGACGACAGCTATCCGTACTCGCAGCGTTCGGGCTGGGCTTACAAGGCGTGGCTGGACGCCAGACGCGACTTCTTCCGCAAGTACAACTTGCCGCTACGCAGAGCGCGCAAACCTGCGCCAGACCTTTTGCGAGGAGCCCAGCCATGAACATTCACAGCCTGAAGCATGACGCTCACGTTCGCCACCCAGGCCTGCCAAAAGCGAGCTGGATAAGCATCAACATCCGTGGCTTCTCACTGCGCCGGCCTCGATTCATGAAGTTCAGGGTCGCTAACGCCGTGACCTTTTGGGTGCTGGGAATAGAAGTTGTTATTCGCCGCCCTTGGCTCGCCGGCCCAGCCCGGCAGCTGCATCCCGAACTATTCAAAGGAGAGCAGCCATGACCGCCTACGTACTCAAGGAGCTGGCCGGCGCCATAGGCATCACCGTAGCCGGATCGCTTATCGGAACTCTCGCCTACGTGGCGCTATTGGGGGGTGTGTGATGGCTAGCCAAAGACAACGATCCCTGCGCTACGCATGGTGGCGGGGCTTCGCAGTGACCCTTGCACTACTCACCGGCTGGGCTCTCGCTCACGGCCTTGCAGATCGAATCACCAACGGGGCGCCGCTATGAGCAATCAGATGAAAGAGATCGACTGGAGAGAGGCGCCGGGTTGCGCTGTGGCAGCCCTTGTAGCAACGACCGATAACGTGCATTACCCAAGCGTTGAATTTGTGACCGGGTATCACGCTTATGGGTGCATGATTCGGGCGACATCTGCTGTAGATGGCCGCAGCCTGTCGGCGCCTTCTGACTGCTGGTTTTTGGTGGATCGGCCAGTTAGCCCTTGGACCGGCGACGACCTGCCGCCAGTCGGGACGGTGTGTGAATTTAAGGCCGGTCACAGCCAGTTCCCCGAGCTGTCATGGACAGAGGTGCGCATCGTCAGCCATGACAGCCAGGGCGGTAGAGACTTTGCCGTATTCGCAAGCATGTCTGGTTACGGCGGATGTTGTAACCCTGCTGACTTCCGCCCCATCCGCACACCCGAGCAGATCGCGGCGGAAGAGCGGGAGAAGGCGATTGAGGAAATGGCCCGCATAGGCACCATGTCTGATACGCCAAAGAGCATGGCGGCAAAGCTCTATGACGCAGGATGGAGGCGAATGGATGAACGCTAAGAGACTTCGTGATCTTCTGATATACGACCCGCTAACTGGAATCTTCACGCACCGAACTACTCGCGGGCCACGCAAAAAAGGCTCATTAGCGGGCAGCGTAAATGCCCTTGGCTATATCGTCATCAGCATTGATTACGTTGATTACTCTGCCCATCGGCTGGCTTGGCTATATCAGTTCGACTCACTCCCAAACAACCAGATTGACCACATCAATGGAAATCGCGCCGACAACCGAATCTGCAACTTGCGGCTCGCCGATAACTCGCAGAACAACCAGAACAGGCCGCTGCAGAGAAACAATACATCAGGGTTCAAAGGGGTAAGTCTGCACAAGCAATCTGGGCGCTGGTTCGCTTATGCGACCAAGAATGGAAAACGAGTCAGCGGTGGGTATCACGAGTCGGCTGAACAGGCATTCGCAGCGGCAACAGCTCTTCGCACGCAGCTACACGGGGAGTATGCAAAGCACGACTACCGCAAGGTGACCCCATGAACCGCACCCAATCCCTCCCCTACGACGACACCCCCACAGGCCACTCATTCGCAGCGGCGTGGTGGACCCTTGCCGGGTTCGGCGTGCTGGCTGGCGTGCTGCTGATCGGCCTGGCTGGCGAGGCGGCGATCTACAAACTTTTCGGATAACCAAACCTACTGACAGGCTGCGCGAGACGCGGCCAGGGAGCCCATGTGTCTACAGAAACCCAACTGGCCATCGTGCCGCCGAAAGAAACCGCCCTTCAGGTCTTCCAGGCTGCGAATGGCCTTGACCCGTACCTGCAGCAGATTCGCGCCGAGATCGACGCCTTCGTGCCGGACGTGTCGACGAAGAAAGGCCGCGACGCCATCGCCTCCATCGCTCACAAGGTCGCCCGCTCCAAGACAGCGCTCGACAACGTCGGCAAGGATCTGGTCGCCGAGCTGAAGGAAATCCCGAAGAAGATCGACGCCGAGCGCAAGCGGATGCGCGACACGCTGGACGCCTGGAAGGATGAGGTTCGGGCGCCGCTGAACGCTTGGGAGCAGGCCGAAGCGGATCGGGTAGCACGGCACACCGACCGGATCGACCGGCTGCGCAACCGTGATGACCAGGTGGCCGAGCTTTCGGCAGCTGAGATTCAGGCTCGCATTGCTGAGGCCGAGGCCGTAGAGGTCGGGCCAGAGTGGGAAGAGTTCGAAGCCGAAGCGCATCGCGTAAAGGCCGCCACTCTCAACGCCCTGCAACTGGCACTGACCAAGCGGCAGGCATACGAAGCAGAACAGGCCGAACTCGAACGCCTCCGCGCCGAAGCTGCCCAGCGCGAGCAGAAGGAGCGCGAGGAACGCATCGCTCGGGAAGCCGCCGAGCAAGCCCAGCGCGAAGCTGAGCAGCGCGCACAGGCCGAGCGTGACGCAGCAGCCAAGCGCGAAGCCGACGCCAAGGCCGCAGCCGAACGCCGCGAGCTGGAGCTGAAGCTGCAGGCCGAACAAGCAGAGCGCGAGAAGCTGGAAGCTCAGCAGCGCGCCGAGCAGGCAGAGCGTGACGCCGCCGAACGCGCCGACCGCGCAGCAGCAGCCGAACGCCAGCGACAGGCCGACGAGCAGGCCCGCATTGAAGCCGAGGCCAAGGCACGCGAGGCGGACAAAGCACACAAGGCCGCGATCAACCGAGCCGCCATGGAAGCCTTCGTTGCTGGCGGCATGACCGAAGAGTGCGCCAAGCAGGCCGTTACGCTGATCGCCAAGCGCCAGATTCCGAACATCCAGATCACTTACTGAGGTAGATCCGATGAGCAACGCCCTAACCATCGCGCAAGACATTTACGGCGCGCGCGATTCATTCGCCCAAGTGCTGACCGACAAGACACTCAGCTTTGAGCGCGAAGCCGAGTTCGCAATTCAAACGATCCAGGGCAATGACTTTGCCACCAAGATCGCGATGAACAACCGCCAATCGGTCGTAAACGCTGTCACCAACATAGCGGCCATCGGGATCAGCCTCAACCCGGCCAAGCGGCAGGCCTATCTGGTACCGCGCGACGGCAAGATCTGCCTCGACATCAGCTACATGGGGCTGATGGACTTGGCCATGGCTACCGGCTCTATTCGCTGGGCGCAGGCTGAATTGGTCTACCAGAACGATTCCTTCGCCCTGAACGGCTTCGACAAGCCCCCGGCGCACCAGTACAACCCCTTCTCGAAGGATCGAGGCCAGATCGTTGGCGTGTACGTGGTAGTCAAGACGGCCGACGGCGACTACCTCACAACCTGCATGAGCCGCGACGAGATTGATTCAATCATGAATCGCTCGCAGTCCGTGAAGTCTGGCAGATCTTCGCCATGGAAGACGGACTACGGCGAGATGGCGAAGAAGACCGTAGTCAAGCGCGCCTACAAGTATTGGCCGAAGACTGACCGGCTCGACAAGGCGATCCATCACCTGAACACCGATTCAGGCGAGGGACTGGCTTCGATGAACGAGCAGCCTCGCGGCGGCGAACTGGCCGAGAAGTGGATCGCCCAGGTAGTAAACGCCGAATCGCTGGAAGCGCTGCAAAGCGTCTGGCTGGCAGGCAAAGCAGAGATGCAGGCCGCTAAAGACGTGTCGTCGTTCTCTTCATTCAAGACCGCTGTCGAGGCCCGCAAGGCCGCACTGAGCGCACAACCAGCACCGATCGAAGGCGAGGTGCAGGAGGCTGACCATGCAGCAGCAAACTGATGAGTGGTTCGCGTCCAGACTTGGACGCGTTACGGCCAGCAAGGTCAAGGACGTAATGGCAAAGGGGCGCGGAGGCGCCCCTTCTGCTACTCGCCAGAATTACATGATGCAGCTGCTATGCGAGCGACTGACCGGCAAGCGCGAGGAAGGATTCACCAGCGCAGCGATGCAGCGCGGCAACGAACTGGAGCCTATAGCCAGGATGGCTTACGAGCTGTACGCGGACGCAGAGGTGACCGAAGCCGGCCTGATCCTGCACCCATCGATCGAAGGCTTTGGCGCCTCGCCAGACGGCTTGATCCTGTCCGCCCGCGGCGGCCTCGAAATCAAATGCCCGAATACGGCCACCCACGTCGCCACCATCCAATCCGGCAAGCATGACCCGCAGTACGAATGGCAGATGTTCGCGCAGATGGCTTGCGCCGATCTGGAGTGGGTCGACTTCGTCACCTTCGACGACCGCCTGCCGGATGAACTGCAGTACGCCTGCTTCCGCCTGGAGCGCGACGAGGCACGCATTCGGCAGATGGAAACCGAGGTAAAGCTCTTCCTCGAAGAGCTGGCAGAACTTGAACACGAAATGCGAGAGCGCATGAGGAGTAAGGCGGCATGAGTAAGCGATACGACGTGGTAGCAACCATTGGCCAGTACGAGAAGGACGGCCAGACCAAGTACGTGACCCGCAATGTCGGGGCGGTGATTCAGACCTCGAAAGGATTCAGGCTGAAGCTGGACGCATCGTTCAACCCGGCCGGCTGCCAGCGCTCTGAAGATGGCGGCGTGTGGCTGGCCCTGTTTGAGCCACGCGACGACCAACAGCAGACGCAGCAGCAAGCGCCACGGCAGCCGGCACCACGCCAGCAGTCGAGCCAGCCGCAACCGCAGGATGACCGATTCGACGACGACATCCCCTTTGCCAACCCCTACCGCGGCGTCCGCTCGCTGCTGATCTGACCCACCCGGGCGCCCCTCGGCGCCCTACTCCCCGGTACATCCCAATGACTATCTGCAACCTAACCCCAGCGGGCCGGGCGAAAGACGCTGCCTGGCTTTCACAGCTTGTCGCCGAATCAGGCGTGCCAATCCAGCAGGTCGAGGGCTTCCGCGAAGTGAAGCCCATTGAGCGCAAGTGCTGGCACGACCCGACGACCGTACTCAAGCGCCGCCGCGATCCGAAGCGTGAGTTGGCGGCATTCGCCCGCCGGGAACTGGAGCAGATGGCATGAGATTCCCCGACGTGCTCGACGCCATCCGCCACGCGGCGTACCGGGCAGAAATCACTGGCAAGCCGTGGGGCGTCTACGCGCTTGCCCAATACATCGCTGCGCCGCTTGGTGACCTGAGCGACGCGGCACTGCTGGAGGTGTGCCAGCCATGAGCTGCATCGTGACGCTCTATTCAATCGACAACCGAGTGTCGCGGCCAGTTGTTCGCGGCACTGAG